TGACCGATGCCGACCGCGCGGCCATTGCCAACATCGGCAACCGCGCGACCGTCCGCGAGATCGCCCGCCAGGTCTGCGCAGAAACCGGCACCAGCTACGCCGCCGTCATGGGTAGCAACCGCGCCGCGTATCTCTGCCGTGTCCGTGAGGTGATTTACTACATGGCCGTCCGCGAGGGCTTCAGCCTTTCGCAGATAGGTCGCGTGTTCCGCCGCGATCACACCACGATCATGAGCGGTCTGCGCAACGAGAAGGCGCGGAGGAGCGAGGCATGACCATCCATCACCGCGCCCAGCCTGTCATGGACAGAGACGGCACGATCTACCCGTCGCAAGCGGCTGCGGCCCGCGCCTTGGGCGTCCGGCCCGGAACGATCCACTACCACATCGACACGCACGGCAGCCTGGACATGCTGGGCCTGTCGGAAGGTTCGCCCGCCTCATGGCGCGGCAGGATGCACCGCAACGCCGTCGATGCCGCGAAAGCCGCAGGGGTCAATTCGTCCTGCGCGTATTACCATCTGCGCACCCACGGTAATCTGGACCGGATGGGCAAGGGCCGGTCAGGCGTGCCGGGCAACAGAGGCCAAGGCAAGCCCATCACCATGGGGGGCCACACTTGGTCCAGCAAATCGGCCATGGCCCGCGACTTGCAGGTGAAGGGGCGGACGCTGGGGAATTGGCTTGCGCCTGACGCCAGCGACATCATGCGCGCCAAGCTGCGTGCTGCCCTGGCAGGCTACAGCGACAGGCTGATGGCGGAGCGGATGGCGGCACAGGCCCGCACCTTTGCCAAGGTGGGGAAATGACCATGACGCCCTCTGAAATCGCCCCCTATCACCACCTCTGGGCATCTGTCCTAGCTGCTGTGATCGCGGACTACCGCGCCCTCCTGCAAGCCGCCGCCCGCCGTGAGCGCATGGCAAGCATCGACGGCAAGCGGCGCCTGATCGCGTCCTACGCCGCCGAACTGGCCGACGCCCGCGCATATTTCACCAGCGCAGACGCCCATCGTGTCGCGGCCATGGCAGGCAAGGAACTGCACGTGGATCGCGTCATGGCCTACCTGACCGACGGGCTGGATGTGCAGCAGGAGGCGGCGGCATGATACGCTATCTCTCCGTTTGCTCTGGCATCGAGGCCGCAACCCAAGCCTGGCACCCGCTCGGCTGGCAGCCCGTCGCCTTCTCCGAAATTGAGCCGTTCCCGTCTGCGGTTCTGGCCCACCATTACCCGTCCGTCCCCAACCTGGGCGACATGACCAAGTTCAAGGAATGGCCGAATGAACCAGTTGACCTTCTGGTCGGAGGAACGCCCTGCCAATCGTTCTCAGTCGCGGGATTGCGCCAAGGATTGGCTGACCCTCGGGGGAACCTCGCCCTCACATATCTTGCCATCGCTGCAAAGTATCGGCCCAAATGGGTGGTCTGGGAGAACGTCCCCGGAGTTTACTCCGCAACTTCCCACAACGCTCCCGATCCGTGTCCGCCGGAAATCGACTTGGACGGTGACGATGGACCCGAAGTCGGGGAAGAAGTCGTGGTCACTGACGAATACGACAGCGACGAAGACCATGCGTTCTCCTGTTTCTTGGCCGGACTTCAAGAACTCGGGTATGGGGTCGCATACCGCGCTCTTGACGCTCAGCACGTCAGAACACGCCGCTTTCCTTGGGCCGTCCCACAACGACGCCGCCGTGTGTTCGTTGTCGGATATCTTGGAGACTGGCGACGTGCCGCAGCGGTTCTATTTGACCGCGAAAGCCTGTCAGGGGATCCTGCGCCGCGCCGAGAAGCGGGGCAAAGTGCTGCCAAGTGTCTTACACGCGGCGCTTGCCAGCGTCTCGATTGGGAAACCGAAGATTTCATCCCAGAAGTAGCGGGAACCATGAAGTCTTGCGCCCAATCAGGCGGGTTCAGCAACAGCGCGGATCATGCCGCAGCAGGCTACATGGTGCCTGTTGCGGGTGCGATCTGCCGCGACAGTTTTAGCAGCGGCGCAGGAGGCAGACCAGAAGGGGCCGCAGCTGGGCATTTTCCGCCGATCAGCTTCGGGGCGAAAATGAGCGTCCCGCAGGTTGACTTCGACGTGAACCAGACGTTGCAGGCCGAGAACCCGATGGCCGTTGCCTTTGACATGCGCGGCCGGGAAGGCGGCGCGATGCCAGAAGGACCGCACGACACTGCCAACATCCGTGCAGCCTCTGGAGGGTCATCCCGCAGCTACGTCGCCCAACCAATGGCCGTTCGTCGCCTGACCCCTATCGAATGTGAACGCCTCCAAGGCTTCCCCGACGACTTCACCCGTATCCCCTACCGTAACAAGCCAGCCGACCAATGCCCCGATGGCCCGCGCTACAAGGCCCTTGGGAATAGCATGGCCGTCAACTGCATGGAGTGGATAGGGGAACGCATCGCCCTCGTGGACAGCATGGAGGCTGCCGCATGACCGACCACCGCGAAACAAGGCGCGTCCAACGCCAGCGCGAACGCAAGGCCCAGCACACCCGCGAGACAGCCGCCAGGGACGCCTACAACCGCGACGGAGTGGACGCCGCATGCAGGGCGCTAGGCGCGGGTGACGCAGCCGACTGGCAGCAGGAGGATGGCGATGAGTGACCGCACGACGCTGGAACAAGCCGCTATGGCTATGCGCAATGCGTTGACTGCGATGGCCGAAGCGTTCGCGGCGACCGCCGATGCAGCAACCCAACTGATCGCAATTGCAGAGGCAGCGGAGAGGGAGGCAGAGGACGCCCGCCTGAACGCCATCTGCGACGAACGGAAGGCCGACGGCGGCATCCCGGTCAGCCTGGGCGAACAGACCTACCCCACAGGAGACAGCGCATGAGCAGAGCCCGTAGAGCGCGCAAGGCCAAGGCCGCACCGAAGGTCACTCTCGCCCCGTCCCCTTGGGATGAGGGCGCAATGGGACCGGCAAACCGCCATCGGTTGCGCCAGGAACCGGCAACCGAGATTGACCCGGAGACGGGGAAAGAAACGCCCAACCCGAACAACGTCAAGCGGATGCGCCGTCAATCCTGGGTGGCGATCTATGCGCAGGCTGGTCATCTGGACAAGCGCCAGGTCGCTGCGGCTGAAAAGCTGCGCATGGCAGCAGATGGGCTGCGGGACCGTGACCCCTTGGCGGCATTGAATGAGGTGCGGGTATCAGGCTACAGTGACCCGCAGGCGGCAAGGATCGACGCGCGGCGGTTCTTTCACCAGTTATGGGCGGATGTTCCGCAGGCGTCCAAGCCGGTGCTGGAGCGTGTGGTGATCGAGGACAAGGCGATCTGGTCAGGCGGCGGCATTGCAGCACGGGACCGCCATATCAAGCGGCTGTGTGAAGGTCTTGACGCAATCGCTTGACATACCCGCGATTGACAGGCATCTTGGCACTATCGCAAGTATTGCGAGTTGATAATAGCGCGCGGCCCGAGAGATCGGCGCCGCGTTTGCATTAGGGGCCGACTTCAATGGATCATCGCGCGCATCATCTCTGGTGATCCCCTGCATCTGTATGGTGTAGCGGTAGCGCGTCGGTCTCCAAAACCGAAGGGCAGGGTTCAATTCCCTGTGCAGGTGCCAACAAGTTTCAGCGTCCACATGAACCCCGTGGGCAAAGGACGCTGACGGGCCAAACACAAGGCCGCTTTCCCACGGCAAGGCCGGATAGCCCAACATAGCGGAGGCCAGCCACTTGGATACCTGCGCAATCCTTGAGTGCGATGCTACTGTCACCGTAGGCCAGCGCCTTGACGTGATGGCCCGGTTGGCGGCTTACGGTATTGAGGCGGTGTTCCTCCCGCCCGGCATGACCTTGGCAGGAATGCGCGGTGGCAATGACCCGTTCGAGGATGAGGACGCAGACTGACGCGAGGCCAGCCGCATGACCGTCTGGACACCCCAGGACCGCAGCATATCCGTCGCCCCTGGTCATCGCGTCGTAACGGGCTATGTGCCCATCGAGCAGATCACCATGGCGTGCAGGGCTCGGATGGCCGTGGGCGATGTGGAAGCAGCATACCGCAAGCAACTGGCTTTGGGCGATCATCAGGCTTTCCCATGCCCCAACGGACGATGGGATGGAGAGCGTTTCGTGCTGCTTGATGGTAGGCACGCGTTCATCTCGGCGCTGATGCTGGGGATGACGCATCTGTTGGTGGCGTGGACGGAAGGTGCGGCAGATGGCGCGCAAGTGGGACGGTAAAGGCAGCAGGCACAGCAGGGGATACGGCAGCGACTGGGACCGAACCCGTAAGCTGGTCCTCAAGCGCGACAACTACCTCTGCCAGGAGTGCATGAGGCAAGGCAGGCTGACCCCGCTATGCGTCAAGCTGCGCGATCATGCCGTTGACCATCGCACCCCAAAGGCGCACGGCGGCACCGACGATATGGACAACCTGCAATCGCTATGTGCCCCATGCCATGAGGCAAAGACAGCGCGGGACGAAGGTTGGAACAGGGCAGCAACCATCGGGACGGACGGGTGGCCCCTCTAGGGGGGGGCTTCCAGACTTCAGGGGATGCGATCGCCCGGAC